CTAAATGTCCGTTGTAGAGGACATAAACACATAAATGTTATCTTCAACTTTAAAATCAAATCTATGTCGTTTCCTATCTTTAGACATCTGTGCTTGTAAATAAAAATAAGGCTTACCGCTAGAGTGCATTGTTTTTAATATGTCATCTGTTAAAAATGTCAAAGGCTCTTGCATTAAAGAATACTTGTGAAATTCTGTTTCAAACTCTACGTAATTGCGTGAGTAGTAATCAAAGTCTGGTAATTTGTTCATGTGTAAATTATAGCACAAAAAAAGACCCCCACTATTAAGTGAGGGGTTTTCTTATATCTTATTAAGTTTGAATCCTTGGATATATCTTACATGTGCTGGGTAAGCCTTACTTACATGTTCAATTTGAATACCAGTATATTGTTTTTTGATAAAATCAACTTCTGCTTTATCATTTACTTTGCTATAAGTTCCACGGTCAAAATTTAGTAAAAGGTAATCGCCTTTTTTATATCCGTTTAAATCTTCATCGAATATTAATAGCCTTGCGCTAGTTTGTTCATTAGATGCCACTGATTTAGTCTCCTTTGGTTGCGGTTTAGGTGTTTCTTTTTTTTGTGTGCCATTGTAATATTGCTTAACCTTATCAATATACGCTGGTACGTCCATAGCTTGTGGGCATGCCGTTGCAAAAACTGACCTATGAGGTACGATAGTTTTATTACTTGGTGCAATTCCTAGACGTTTACAAATTTCAGCTACTAGCTTAGCCCCAGTCTCAATTGTTTGAGCTGAAAAAGTGGAATTTTCTCCATTAATTCTATTGTTTACATGTTCTACACCGATACTATTTTGATTAGTGATTGCTCCTGTTCCTCCACAATGCCACGCTGTGAAGTTTTCGCCAACACAACCTACAATTTGATTGTCATGGACAATGTACTGTGCGCTTGCTTCCCTTCCACCAGTCCATGCATCTACTGCACTTTGAACCGATAATCCATATGTGCCATGCAATACAATATACTTAATAGATTTTATGTCACGTTCTCCCCAACTTCCAAATATTTCAGGGCGTGAGCTAGTGATTAAGTTTGAGTAAATATCCCCATTGATATTTTTAGTTCCCATGTTTTGAGTTCCCTCTACTTTCTTTTTAACTCTAAATGCTGTTTGATACGTTGCTGAATAAGGCAACATGACAAGATTAAATGCTGAGCCTCCACTTGCGTATGGAACACCGCCTTGATTTTGTCCTAAGAACCATCCATAAACGCCGTCTATGTCACTATCAAAAATAGCAACATGGCTAGATGGTGTGACACTTGCAACCTCTTTAAAGATTGCAACATCACCGCCTTCCATTGTTTCTACCTCATCAAAATATGTTAGCATGCCATTTGTCTTACGTAATTCCCAAAGGTCTTTAGCATATCCACTATGATTAACTGGATCCGTGTTGATGATTGGAATGCCATTTGTCACGCACCATTCTGCGAATCCGTCCCAACACTGCCAGCCAAAAGCTCCACCGTCATGATCATAACCATTATTTAAAACTCTGCTTTTAAAATCAAGGTATGCAACCATAATCTACTCCTTTGGTTTTAAATAAGACATAGCCACTGGACTATCAGATAATCCTTTAGTTGTTGGGTCTGGGATTACATTGATAATATTTACCAAAGTGATACCGACCACATAAGGATTTGAAATAGCTTTTACAAGCAAGTCTGCAATAGCTTGCCAAGTTGTTAAATCTTCAGCTTTAAGACCAAAATAGGTTAAAATTGGTACAAAAATAGCTAGGATAACCCTAGCTAAAAATAACTTATTCTCTTTGTTAAAACGTACTTTCCAGTTTATTCTCATATTATTTCCCCTTTTCTAAGAAACTAATTCGAGCATCGTGATTAATAAGTGTATCTTCGACGTCTCCGATTCTTTCCTCATGCTTATCTTGACCAGCTTGCAACCTATCTCTGTGAGCTTGAGAGTTAGCCCATTTGTAATCATTGTCTTTTAAATCTTCGCTTAGTTTATTAATTGCTTTTTGTAGTCCTTCCATAGCAATTTTGTTGTTATTAAGTACATGCTTGACTGGTGCTGATATGTATTTTAAAAAAACTAAAATACCCGTAAGCGTTATACACCACTGAGCGATTGTAGTTAAGTCAATCATCCGACTACCCCTCTTTAGTTCCGACGTTGCTTAACTCAATAAGCTCTTTTACTTTATCACGATATTTTGCTGGTACTTGTTCAAGTGTAATCCAACCAAGTTCAATCTGCATTGCAAAGTAATTAATCATCATTATTTTTCTCCCTTTTATAAATTCTTTAATTTTAGTTATCATACTGACATTGATGCAATGATTTCATTTAACGTGCCAGACGTTAATTTAATCATTTCTTCCATTTTTACTTGTTGAGCTTTGGAATCTTCAATAGTCTGATTCATTTCAGCTATTTTTGCGTTTGTCAATTGCGTTGCATACTGTGGTATGTATTGTTGTGCGAATGCTTCAATTGCCAATGCTACTAAAGTAGCTTCACTTTCTTTTGTTTTATCACCATCAACTGCGACATCAAAAAAGACGTTTTTAGAAACGTCATTTTCTTTTACATTTATGATTGTTTGGTTGTTTTGATAAATTGCTCTTGCGGTAAGTGTCATATCGTCCTCCATATCTAGGCAGTACGTTGCCAGCGATAAACTGTGACGTAAGGTTGCAAATTGTTATGTGCTTGGTTTCCACCTGTTGCGCCAGTATTAGATTTTGATTTAAAACTAGTACCAGAATTTACTCCGTCGGTAGCTGTTTCTCCGCTTGTCCCTTTGTACATGTGAAACTGCGTCCCATTTTCCCCCGGGTGCGTATGGCTTGGCATTTCTGCTTCTGTCAATACGTGAGTTTTCTCCCCACCTGTTTTGTTAACTGTATTAAAATCTGTATCAGATTCATCAACTCCAACTAAAACACGACCGTTACCAAACCTTGCCCACGTTCCCCCCATAAATGCGGATGGATTATCTGATTTTATTGACTCGTAAATAGTCCCAACTGGATAAAAGATATCTAATAGTTGCTTACCGTTGATTGCAAAAACACCAGAAATATCTACAGAACCATTCGGAAGCGATTTATCCGCAATGCGACCAAATCCATGTCTCCCATCTTTGTCTTTTGAGCTAACAACTACTTTAGTTCCGACTGTTGCGGAAAACTTGATATCGCCTGAAAACTTATCTGATATTGTACCTTCAATATCATAAGAATTAGACACAGAAAAAACACCTGATAATGAATCGGGTGAATCTGTTAATGTATTAATTGCTGACCATGAACCGCCACCTGTTTGGGAAGTCGTCCATGTGTTTTTACCAGCCAATGACGTTCTAAAAGAAATTGTCATTGTATTTTTTTGTGTGCCACCAACCATTATTGGAGCAATCTTAGCATTTCGCTTGACTTGGATAGTCTGACTATCTGCTCCAATACGAGAAACCTCGTAATAAAAAACTGGTAAGAAATATTCCAATACTGTGATAGTTGTATCTTTTGCAGTTGAGGTTCTACCTCTAGAATCTGTAACAGTCGCCCTAATTGTATAAGTCCCATTGTAGTTCATTATTCCAAGTGTTCCACCGTTTGTAGTCGTGCTTTGATTTTTTCCTACAATCTCAGCTTTATAAGATTGAATAGTTGAGCCATATGCCCCACTAGCACCACTAAAATTGACTGCAATATTTGATAACACTTGCAAAAAGTTTGGACTACTAAGTATAGCTGAGACTTTTGGATTAGTATCAGATAAAGTCACGCTCGATAACGTAGGAACTACGCTACTAGGAACATTTGCGGTTAGTGTTGTGCTTGACGTGCCTAATAAACTTGTCCCTGAGTATGTATCTATGTAAATTTTACCACTACCACTAACAGAATTTGGAATCCCACTAGCTAAGCTAATTGGAGGCGTCCAACTATAAGTTGTAGAAGTTGTTTTATCTACGATTGTGCCAGTTGAACCGTACCAATCATACCTTAGTGTACTTGTGTAGTTTGTATCAGCTTTTGAAATAGCAATATTTACGGCGCTACCAAGCGTTGCGTCTGGTACGTTAACCGTTGATGTCCTGTTGATTTTTGGCATGTAAGCAGGAAATGCTACTGTTGCACTGCCATAGTTCGATACATTTATATCTAACTTACTTGATATTGTAAATGACTTAGTACCGTCTGCGTTATGAGTAATCGGATAATCAGCTTGCCAAATAGTTTTTGTCTGACCTGCTGAAATATTTACATCAACTTGAGGGATTGCACCACCACCGTTAACATTTAAAGTTAACGGCTTAGTGCTTGCCCCAGTAATATATGCATAGCCATTTGCTTTTAATTTAACAGTTAATGTGATAATTGATTGATTTTTTGCGATATCTTGCGACTTAACCACATAGGAGGCATCTAATGTTAGATTGCTCCCCCATGAACCTGAGAAATTACTTTGTGCCATTTTTTACCTCCTATCCTACATAAATTTCTAAGTTTGTTGTTGGGTCACCATCAGCCTGTGACTCACGGAAATTACCAATTTGAAGCGTCTTAGTAAACACCCCGTTGTCAATGTGGATTAATCCTTGACTGATATACATAACCTCTTTACCAGCTGAAAACATTGATATACGGTCTTTTTGAATTAACAAGCTTGATGAACCATCGCTAGCAGAAACTTCCAAACCTAAATCAGTCGCTCTCATGTAATTAGATACAAAATCTAATTGAAGCATCTTATCATCATAATCTTTTCTAAAAGCTTCAATACGTTCAGCATTTGCGATAAGTTCAGCTTCTACGTTCGCCTTGTTTACAGATTCATCTGATACATATTTGTTGTAGCTTGCAATCAAAGCGTCAACTTCTTCGGCGGTCGCTTTAGTTCGCATTTCAGCAGTCATTAAATTTTGAGTCTCAAGCAAGAGATTTAATTGTTCTTGAGTTAGTTCGCTATCCGATTTTGTGTCGATCTTGTCAGTGATTTCTTTTACTTGCTCTTCATCTAAAGCGCCCTTGTCGCCTTTAGCCCCATCTTCCCCTAAAATACGGCTCCAAATATAATCAGTTGGAACAGTGCTATCATTAGCAGTGTAATCTGAATAAGTACCCATGTACGCATATTTAACGGGACTAGTTAGATTTTCCACTTCAATCTCGATATCAAAATCCACTTGTGCGCTATCTGCTACGCCACCAAAGTTTAATTGCATCCAAACATTGCTAGTTGTTGCGGTGTATTCTAACTGATATTCCGTTGACGCTGTAATTGCGTTTGGTAACACAATTTTACTTGTTGATGTAACGCTCTCTGTGTATGCGTTGTTTACTACAAACTGCAAACCATAGTTATTATATAATGCAAAGGCTAGGCGGTTGGTATAGCGGACGGTAAACCTAAGTTTGTCCCCAACTTTAGCTGGGAATGATTTAGATAATACTTCATATCCGCCAGTGCCTTTTCCAGTAACTTTAAAACTTCTGTCGGCATTACCAACAAAGTTGTAAGTAGAACTAGACATTGAAGTGTTTTTCGCCCAGCTAGTAAAATTTAAAATATCTAGTCCAACAGCTGATTTATAATCAGGATTAAAATCAAGAGTGCCGTCTGCGTTGTTTGACCATGCTGTGTGAAAATATGGTGTCTTACCGTCTGCCCCAGGTGTGCCCGGTGTCCCTTGCGTTCCGTCCGCTCCTTTAACGAGCGTCCAGTTATATTTTGATGGGTCAACGCTGTCAGATTCCACAAAATCAACATAGATCCCAATATATGTTGTGTCGATAGAATTTGAGGTTGAAAATTCACTTACCAACTCGACATTTTTTGTAGTACCGCTAGCTGGGTCACTCCCCCAAAGATTAGTTGTCGCTGTGTAAGTTCCAGCTTGAAATTCTTTATATACCCAACGACTATCTGAACCGTATCTAACAAGAGATACCTCAGACAATGTAAAATTACCTCTTTCTTTACAAAGAAATTCGATATTGGCATATGCAATGTGAGTATATTGTGTTTTGCCGTCTGCCCCTTGCTTACTAATACCATAGATAATGCTGTTATCTGACATCGTTGTCTTAGACCACAAAAATTGACCGTCTGGAACACTTGGAATTGTAGTTAGCCATGCTCCACTTGGTGCGACTGTGCCACTTGTCCCAATCTGATACTCAATTTTAGATACTTTTATAGATGTACCAGCTACCCCAGTTTTACCTTGATAGCTATAAGTGTACTCAATAGTGTCTTCTTTTGCATCATCCGTATAGTCGGTAATTTTACGAGTCCATAGATATTGACCTTCGCCAGCACTAGGGAGTTTATCGCTCCATGATGTTGGTTGCGTATCAGCTGAATTAGATAAACCATAAGTAACAGATGTTGAATTTATTCCAATTCCGTCTGTTCCGTCTGAAACATTTGTAAATGTTATTTGTCTTGTAGCGACTAAGTCATTACCAATAAATGCATCGATTGAAACCAAAAACGGCTTATCAATCGGAACTGTCGAACCGTCAGCAGTGTAAGATAATCCACTAGCGAGCAAAGTATCAAAATTTCTAAATTGGAAGGTTGCATCATATTGCTTATTATTTTTCCAAAGTTCTGCGGTTAGCACTGATAGACCAGTTGAGTTTTTAAATTGAGTGCCTTTATCTGTCAACAATCGTAACTCAAACGGTTTAGCTTGTTCAGCTAACTCTTCGTATCGATCAATTAAACTACTATTGAGTTTATTTTCTAACGCCTTAAAATTATCAAAGACAGTTTTGTTTTGACTTGGGTTAGTAAAACTTATATGTTGTTCAGTCACTCTCGCTTCTAAAAATAATTCATCTGGAAATTCTTCGTCTTCTACGACTACAGTATCTCCAATGTCTAAATCACCTGTATAGCCATCAACAACATAACTAATTTCTGGATAACAATGTTTTTTTAATTCTTCTAGTGAGTAGGATATAATTTGTTCGATGTCGATTGTTTGATACTCTACCGACTTTTTAATCCAGTTATCGCTAATCTCTTCCCCTGTAAAAACAGATGGATAAAGTTCTTTTGATATTGGTGCATATATAGAGCCGTTTTTAATGTAAAACTCTACTACACCATCTTCGTTTTTCCACTCACGATATAAATCAGTTGGAATACCGACAGTTTTTTCTTGTTGTTGCGTTTCTGAAATAGTCTTAGGCTCATTGTTTCCAGTCGTGCCTGACTGTGTTGGTGCACTCTCTGTGCCGTCTATACGTTTTCCTTGAACGATTTCAGGAGGGTAAACTAAAGTTTGGATAACTCGTAAATAAGCACTTGCGGAGTACGTGCGCTCTTCTACGAATTGGTGACCAGCATAGTTTTGTTCGTATACAGTTAATGTATCTCCAGACAACCCTTTGATAACTACTGTATGCCCCCAGCCACCTGTAAACACTGGTCCACCTGCGTTTGCTCGGATATTAGCGATTGATCCCGGAATTAAATGCTTAACTTCTGATGGTCTAACAACTTTCCAACCAAATTGTGACCAATTGTAATCTTCGCCGATTTGTGAGGCTGCAGCACCTCCTCCGGGTCTTAACCCTCTAAAACCAGTAACCCCACCACCAAGACCAGCTCCACCTAATTTAAGTGAGTACAAAGCTGACAAAGCGTAACACTGACCAGACCCAACACGTTGACCCTTAATTGCCCCAAGTTGAGCCAAAGCATCTTTTGTTTTAGTTGCTATTTGACTTACTGGTGCAGTCCCAACTGTGCCAGCAGTTTTAAATTGGTTGTCAAGTGTATCCATTGCACCGTTTGAAGCGCTATTGATACCGTTACGGATTGACCGCATTAAAGGTGCATAATGACCATACCCTGCAGCCGCATAATCATATGCTGCACCGCCAACACGAAATAGACCTTTTGTATAAGCGTCAATGTTGTTAGCACCTTTAACTTTGTATATACCTTGCTCTGCTAATAAATAAGTGTAGTCTTTAAAGTAGTCAGACACGCTTGCGAAATGCATGTAATAACCGCCCTCATTGGCAGGTCTAGCAGTACCTTGCGTAACTTTAATACCAGACGGGCGATTACCTGAACCAGTCCATGTTAAACCGCCCCAGTTGTTGTCAGCTCTTGCGACTGGCGAATTGCCCCAAAAAGATTCTAAATATAACTGAGAGAATACTCCAGACGGTAATAACTTATGTTGAACACATAGATTTAAAATCTCATTTACAAGACTTTTACTGATTGTCCGACCGCCGTTTGAAAGCCCACCTCCTGAATAAGTGACTGTTCCAACTTGTGGTGCCACGTATTTTGGATTTGCTTTGGTGACTTTTACGTCTACTGTAGCCCTTCCAATTGGTGTAATCATGTTAAATATGTTAGTTTTATCAATCGTTCGCTCTACATTTTTGATATTTCGTCCATACTCAAGATACACATCGTCACGTTTTTTACCTAACCCTTGGCGACCTTTTCCATCATTCTTTTTATAGATATTTAAAACAAAGGCTTTTAACGATGAATCTTTATCTAAAATAGTTTCAAATTCAATTTCTGCGTCAAATTGTGTTGCTAATGATTGCAATCTATTTAACTTAGTATCTGTACCGTCCCACTTTAAAGTTCTTCGGTAATCAGCTATTTCATTGTGACCAATAGTGATTGAGCCACCAGCCAAAATAAAAAATGCGTTACAATACTCTACAAACGACATTTCTGTCGTAGCTTCGTACTTACCTGCATCTTCATTTAATAACTCAATATTTAAATCTAAACATGTGCATTCAATTTCAAATCCGTTCTCTTTTGTCTTCATAACATTAAATACACGAGATTTACCGTTGTAAATGAATGAAATAAAAGACCTTTCGGTTAGTGTCCGATAGGCCTCTTTTTGTATCATGTCTGATTTGATTGCTTTTTGAAATACTGTAAATTGAAAAGTTGATGAAGCTGTTTTGAGATAACGTGACCACAAATCCGAATGGAAGGATAGCGTATCTTGTAATTCGTCGTCTACGTAAGCTACTTTTTGTAACTTAGAATTATGTATAGTAATTTCCAAATGCTATGACTTCCTTTCTTCAAAAGATATGCTGATTTCTGGTTTTGATTCAATCCATGTTGAAAAGTCAAACTCCATCGTGCTTGTTCCTTTGGGTACCGTTAGAAATTTAGAACCCTGTATTTTTTCATTTAGTTTTTGAACTCCATCAATAGCAATAGTTTTGTTTTCCATATTAATAAGTATTTCGCTACCTGCACCGTATGGATTAGGTGGTAGGTATGCATTGTTTTTAGTATATTTAATACCATCAACAAACATATATGTTACTAAAGGTTTTCCTTGCATACTACCTAGTGCTACATGTAGTTTTGCTGACTTTTTGCCTTTTAATGTCGGGCAATTAATTGGTATATGAGAACCGAACCAATACACAGATAACTCATCATCATTTCTAATTATGTCAGACCATCCTCTATTTTGGTTAAAAGGGTTTTTTGTATCGTTCGGCGTTGCTTCGAAAGTTTTAGCAAACTTTGTTTTTTGATACCCGCCTTGACCGTCAGCAACTAATAAATTGTACTCAACTTTTGTTCCTCTATTTTTTTTGATAGACTCTACACCGTAAAGAAATTTACCATCGGTATCTGATACCATAACTTTTATAAAACCGTAGGTGTTTTCTCCACCAGTCCAAAAAATCTGTCTCCACCAAATTTTGTCATATAACGAACCATCAGCAGGCAAATCCCAAGTTAATGAACCTGCATGCACACCAGTTGGTGGCACTGTTCCGCTTAACGCTAAATGGTCTCTCCCCCAAAGAGGTCCTATGTAGAGTGTATTATCAAGTATTTGTGAGGTGTCGTTAAGTATTGCTACATTCTTAGTACCTTTAGCAAAACCATCAGCAATCTTAGTCCCTGAATCTGAATAATCGAATGGTCTTAAAGAGTATTCTCTTGTTTCGCTATCGATAGTTTCCTCATCCCCCATAGCAAACGCGCCAGTCTGATTTACAATGCTGACATATCCATTTTCGGAAGAATTTTTTATTCTTATGATTGGTAAAGCTGGTTTATTCCCATTATTTTGTAATGTAAAGATTACTTTATCACCGCTAATTGTATAGTCAGTAAATCTTATATAACTAGTTGAGTGAGATACTCCATCTGGAATAATAAAAGTTATCTTCCCGAACCCATTATTATTTTTAAACTCTTGGTAATCTAAATCACCAACAGGCATTGCATTAAAATATCTGTCAGGTAAATTACTAAAGGTTAGCATAGATGGCCCGTCTACATTTAAAGCTGACTGTAAAGCGTCATAGTCTTCTATGCTTTTATATCCCATAAAAAACGGAACAATAAGAGTTTTTGCAGTTGACCTTTTGCGAACAAAATAAGACCCGTCACCGACGAAGTCTTGCAAAGTTACATCATAATTAGCGCCATTTAATGGAGAGAAACCTTTTGTAATTTTTCCGTATTTCGTTAATACGATTCCGTTAAAAATCATTTGTATCATCTATCGTTTTCCCTCCATCATATTATTTAACTTCTTAATAGCGCTCTGTGCTTCTGATACAGGTACAGCAATTTGACGTGCTATTTCTCTATCGTTCATAACGTTTGAAACAACAACAGGTCTGTTTTTCATACTCTCAATAGCTTGTAAAATCATCATCAAATCCGAACTACTTTTCGTTTTAATAGCATCAATCAAGCTATCAAAATTGCCTGTTTCTTGTTTAACTGTTATGTTTCGCTCGTTTAAATCTCCCATACGTTTTGTTAAACGTGAAATATTAGTATTGTCAAATCCAATACCGTTTGCGTAGTGTGGGAATAATTGTTTAGTCTTACTTGCCTTAAGTACTTTTGAACCTCTAGGCAGTGGTAACATAACATCTCTACCCTCTGGAATAAAGCTAGTTCCGTTTGGTAAGCTAACTAATTCTTTATAGGTAGAACCTTTTTGGTCATTGACCATTGCTAATCCGCCGGGGTGAAAGTTAGTTCCCTTTTCGTTTTTAGTATGTCTAGTGAAAACGTTGATAACTTTATCTTTTAATCCGTTTAACCAACCTGCTATTCCCTGTAAAGTTCCACTTGCATTATCTCTTGCAGATACAGTTACAGTTTTTCCTTGAACGCTATTGATGCTACGTTTAGCATTGCCAGTTGGACCGCCTGTTCTATCGGTTGCATTAATTAAAGCAGGAAACGGTTGTTTAACTCCTGCTAATTTACCTTTAGCAGAACTCACTTGGCCACCAGTCTGGTCTTTGGCGTTAATCGGAGCGGGTGGTCCTTGTTTAACACCTTTAAGTTTCTCGTTTGCAGAAGATGTTGCTCCACCGGTTTTGTCAGTAGCATTTAAATCTGTATTTTTAGAATCTGGAACAGTCATTAATAAGCCCATCGCCATTTTTACACCATCGGCTGTTTTATTATTAGCAACTAAATCTTTTTGAGCTGGTGTCAATCCATTCCATTTTTCAAGTAATGCTTTTGCAGTACCAGCCTTAGTTGAGAAGTCTGTATCATTTGCCAGTAGATTTTTCACTTCCTCTGGCATTGCGTTCCAAATTTCTAGCTGACTTTTTGATTCATAAATTGCTTGTAGCCCATTTGCATTTTGGAAGACAAGTTCTTTTTGTTGTGGTGTCAGACTATCCCATTGCCCTTGTGCTATCAAAGCATCTGCAATCTGTGCTCTAGCATTAGATGTTATGTTGGCATTTTTAAGCATAAACTCCATGCTTTCCCAACCACCTTGGGCAGTTAAAGCTTTAGCGACTTCTTCTGGTGCATTAGTTTTAACTTCCATCGTCTTAGGGTCAATCACTAGTGCGTTCCATTGGTCTGTTGCCTTTTGTGCATCTGCCGACATGGTATCGGAATATGTACCGACCATTGACGCTGTTTTTGAAAGTGCATCAGTTGCATTTAAAGCGTGTTGCGCTAAATCATCGAAACTTAAGCCATATTCAGATAAAACTTTTCTAGCTTCTTCTGTGTATTTAACCAACCCTCCAGATTTTGACATTTGTTCTTGAGATACTTTAACAAGTGCCTCGCCGAATTTTTGCATTGTCTGGTTATGTTGAGTTTTTAATGCTGACATTTTAGAATTATAAGTTTCTTGGTCAATTAGACCACCGTCCAACATTGTTTTTAAGTCAGCTTTTTGGCTTTTATAAAGCGTTTGTTCTTCTTTCATGGCAGTCTTAAGAGTTGTGACTTGGTCTTTTAATTGCGCCCTAGTCATTCCGCTCACATCACCGTTAAAAGTTTTAAGGATAGCTTTTTCTTTTTCTTTACTAAGACCAAGCATTCCTACGCGAGCCTCAACCATTTGTTTCATGTTTGATTCAACTATGGTTTTTTCAGCAGTTGTGAACTTACTTACATTTCCATTATGCTTAGTGTAAATAGCGTTGATTTGGTCAGCCATTGTTTGGGAATTTTTGACAACACTATCGTTTTTAGCTTTTGCTTCATCAACAGTCTTTTGGTCTATTCCGTATTTTTTAGCCAATTCATCTAATTTAGCGTTGTAATCAACAGCACCTTTTTTTATTTCATCCATCATTGAGGTTACTGCTTGTTTAACCTTATCAGCTGATGCAGTAGCACCAGTTTCAAAGTTGGTCATTGCTACTTTGGCAGTGTCAACAGTATCGCTAAACGTTTCAAGTTGTTGAGTAGTCTCACCAGATAACTTAGTGCCAAATTTATTGGCATTCTCTCTTGCTCTATCTTGAGCATCTGCAAGTAATACCATGCCTCCAGCTACTAATGCGGTAGTCCCAACTAATAAGCCTAATGGGTTTGACAGTAGTCCTACTGCCGTTGTTGCGTTACTAGCGCCGCCTGCCACTCCCTCTAATGCAGTTACAGCACCTTTTGAAGCACCGACTTTACCAAGTGCGCCTAACACTTTACCAAAACCACCTGACAAACCGCCTAGTAAGCCAGTTGTTTTACTAACTACTCCTGCGATTGGAGAGATTGCACCTAAGAATAATCCTAGTTTTAAAATGTTTTGCTGAACTGGTTCTGGCAAGTCTGCAAATTTAGAAGCTAAATCAGCAATATCTTCCATCAATGGAACGATTATAGGAAGTAATTTCTGACCAATTGTAATTGCTAAGACTTCCATCTTCGCTTTTGCTTTTTCGAATTTAGCAGCATCAGTAGAATTCATAGCTTTTGCTAATTCTTTGGTGTAACCTGTTGCGCCTTTAGTCTCTTTAGTTAATCCTCGTAAAGCACCACTACCCTCGTTTACGAGTGCATTCATTGCAGTTTGTGATTCTGTTCCGAATGCTTTTGCAATTAACGAAGCTTTTTCAGCATCCGTCATACCTTCGGTTGATTTCTTGATACGATCGATAACATCGGGTAAGTCAATCTGACCTTTTTTAAATTCTTCAGCCGAGAATCCAAGTTCTTGCATAGCTGCTGCATTTTGTTTAGATGGTTTCAACAATCTAGTTAATGCACCACGTAATGCAGTACCTGCTTTTTCGCCTTGAATACCTGCGTTTGATAAGATACCAATAGCGGATGCCGTTTGTTCAACATCCATACCAACAGATTTTGCAACTGGTCCTACATAAACCATAGCATCGCCCATATCTTTAAAGCCTGCTTTGGTTTTGTTAGCTACAAAAGTAAGTCCATCTGTTACTCGTCCAGCTTCTTTTGCCCCTAAACCATACTGTGAAAGTATGGAGGTTGTTGCTTGCATAACTGTATTAAAGTCTTCACCAGATGCTTTACTTGCGTTTAAAATAGCAGGCATTGAAGCAGTCACTTGATTAGCATCGTAACCAGCTTTTACTAACTCTTGCATACCTGAGTTAACAGATTTAGTAGATAAGCCATATTCCATAGCCCATTTTTTAGAGTTGTCTCCAAGTTTTGTGATAACTGCATTCATCTGACTAGCTGGTACAGTGTCAGCTAAAAGAGCCTGCGTAGCAGTCATGCTGTTATTAAATTCAGATGCTTGTTTGATACCGTAGCCCATACCAGCACCGATGACAAGCGACATACCTCTAGTGGCCGATGCTACCTTACCAGTTGTTGAACTGATAGAACCAAGTTTATTTCCAAATGTTTGAAGTGAGTTACCAGCTTTAGTAAATACACTAGATTGGATTGCAATCTCACGACCTAATGCCGAGTATTTATTTTGCAAGTCAGAAACTTTATTGGCTGTTTCAGCCATTGCGTTTCGTGCACCGAGTAAATCTTCTTTTTGCTTGGCTGTAGCATTACTCATATCCCCAATAGAAGATTTTAAATCATTGTACTTTTTACTTTGTTTATCTAATAAAGTTTGATACGCAGTTAGTGATTGCCCTGTTTGTGCATACGTGCTTTTTAGACCACTTAACTTATCGCCTTGACCTTTAACAGATTTTTCGACAGTTCTAAGCATACTGTCTAAGCCTTTTGTACTCATTTTAAGTTGCTTCATACTACCCTCAAAAGGTGCAATATCCAAACTAGCCGTTGCAACTAAATCACCTATATTTGCCATTTATCCTCCTTTCCTAACCGAATAAGAAAGGAAAGGCTTTGTCTAATGTACCCTCTTTGACTTCTTCTTTTTCGGTCTTATCTTCTTTTTCGAGTGCTTCTATCATTAATTCAAAATCTGATAGTCGCATTTTTTTAATGTCTAAAATGGTATAGCCATTCTGCATTAAGTTTTTAATCCACAAAAGCAAGTTATCCTTTGCTTTTTGCGGGCTTATGCTTCCTTTTTTTCGTCACCGTCTTCTGATTCACCGCCTAAAGCATCGACGTATAGTTTATTTAGAATATCTAACAATTTAATGTCAGCTTGTTTTAAGTCATCAATTGAAAATTGATTGCCAAACATTTCAACAAACATTTTTAAATACTCTTCATTCAAAACATGATGTTTTTTAGGGTCGTGGAAAGATTTTTCGTTATTTATAATCGCCGTTTGTCTAACTTGATGTTCGACAGCAAGCATGTTATCTGCAATGTTAATAAAATCCTTAGCAAATGTTTTTTCAACACCACCAATTTTTAATTTAATTTCGTACATTTTTACTCCTTAATCAAAAATAAAAAGCTAGGAATTAACCTAGCTTAATTGAATTAGCCTTCTGGTACTGTAGTTGGCGGAAATACCATCTTTTTAAAGTCTTCAAATACAAATTCAGTGTCATCTTCACGCCCAATGTATAAGATATCTCCGGCATCAGCATCCCCACGAGCTACAAAGTTACCAGTCGTAGTATCTGCTTTAGGATCAGGAGCGCCTTCTTTAGTAGTAGTTTCCATACCAGGGATATTAAATTTACCTTTAAGTAATCCAACCCAGATTGACTTGCCATCTTCCATACGAGTACGGAACATAACTGCAATGTCATTTGGTGTCATGTTCTTATTGTATTTCTCAACACCTTTTTCAATTGTGATGCCGTAGAAATCTTTACGTGCTTTAGAATTGAGGTCTAACACTTCAATTTCTAATTGCGTTTCAGTAATACCGCCTGAAAGAACAGCATAAGGACCATCATCAGCCATTACTGTTACTAATTCATTTGCGATATCTAATTTAGCTGATTTCATGCCAGGCAATTTTGCAGTTGTTGCCACTTTATCTTTTGCATCTACAATTCCATACTCAAATGCACTAAGACCAAATTTTACTTTTCCCATTTATTAATTCCTCTTTCTTTTTATACGAATTCAAAAAAACGATACTTTCTTACGTTCATTAGTAAGTTGATATCGTTATCTTTGTATCGTGGATTTTCGTTTGCGGTATATCTTTCAAAACCGCTATTTTCCAAAACCGCATCAATAGCCTTGTTAATCAAGTCTGCTTGTGACGCTGTCTTGCACCAATAATTAATTGTTATCCTCTGCTCATTTACAAGCAAAGTGTCATCAGCATAGTTAATTGGACCATCTAAGGTATTATTAATCCTCATAAATGGTGCTAACTCTGCTTTCTTTAAGTTGGTAGGATTTTCAGGGATATCATAAGTAAATATCCCTTGCTTAAATCCGTTACCGAAAGGCACTCCTCTAAACTGGTCAAACAGCTCATTTAGTGTCTTATCGTTGCTTAATATTTTATAAGCTGTCGTTTCAGCTATCAAAGTCCTAATCCCTCCTTAACTTTATCTGCATAAATTTCTTTCGCTCTAGGTGTCATTTGATTTATAGTTTTCTCTTTAAAATCTTGACCTTGCTGATAGATAGTTCCGTCATTAGGATAATGAGCACGCCAGCCTGTCGCTTTACCAAAGCCAATATCTTTTGATATCAGTCCTTCCGAAGCTCCCTTAAATCCAGAAATTGCAGTATCTTCACTAAGTAATGTTTCGCCAATATCGTCTATTGGTGTATTTACAATCAATTGTTTTTCAAATTCTTCCGCAACTTCCGTCACTGCTTTTCTAGCAACTTTAGGAGCTTTAACTTGCAATTCGGTTAAATTCTTTAAAATGCCATCAAGTCCTTTTGTCATGATATTTTTACCACACTTATCATTGTCATATCTTTATCAGATTCATTAGATTCTACTTTGTCAATCTTATAGATAGACTTGTTGTAGTCCACGAACATTGTGTTATCAATGTTAATTTTTGGATTGTATCTGATAAGAAAAACCTTTGTTGCTTTTGAATTATCTAAGCTTTCATTCGCTTGCAATTTAAAGTCTCTCAGTTGCGTTTTAAGGACTTCTGCCCAACAGGTATATAAATCTTTACGGACACTGTCTACGACCTCTCCGTCGTCATTCTGACCGCCTGAAACACTATATATCGTGATACGTTGGTTCATCTTCCGAGTAATCATAAAATGACCTCCTCGGGTGGTAAAATTAAACGTAATTGGTGGATAATATTTAACACGCCGTTCGCCAAAGGATACCGCATAATATCCGCTGACAAACCTCTGTTGTCGTATTCCTCTTTAACTTGCTTCAAAACAGCTAACTTAAATTTGGAATAAGTCGCAAAATCTTCTGGCTTAGAACCATCTTTTATCGCAAAGCAAATTTGTTCTTGAGCTGATTCAATCATTGTTTTAATGATGCTATCTTCAAAATCAAAATCAATCTTCGCATAGAGTTTAACTTCATCTAAAAACTCTGGAGTTACTGCCATGTGTCACCTCCTAAACTACTAAGGCTAATAAATCAGCCTTAAGCATGTCAGAAGTATAGGCAATTCCATGAGCGTCTAGATAAGCTTTAATTTCAGCTACTGTGTTAGCTTCTGTTGGTTTCGCCTCCTCTATCGAGGCGTCATTAGGGTGCAGGTGTATATGTTACGTAGAAACCAGCTTTTTCATCTACCTTAGTTACACCAAAGCGAAGTACTGCTTGCAAGTATTGTCCGTAGATTTCGTTATCTGCCCAGCGTAGACCTAAGTCTTTACGGTCAGCAAACAATACACCACGTTTAAAGTCACCTACGAAAGCTGTGTTAGCTCCAAGGACTTCATCAGATAAAACAAAGACTGGTTTACCAAGTAAAGTTTTACCAGATACTGCTGTGATATCGTCTTGAAGTAAGTAACGTCCGTTACCATCTTTAAGAGTGTCTAAAGTTTGGTAGAAGCTTTGTGATACGATCAATGACACGTTGTAAGCTGGGTCAAATCCACCGTTTAACAATGCTTTCATTTCATCAAGATTAGCTACTGTTTTAGCAGTAAATGATTTTAACACTTTTGCAATTGCATCATTAGTAGTATTTACTTTGATTTGTGAGATTGATTCAGACACGATAGATACTAAGTCAACATCTGCATCGTCAATTGATTCTTGAGACAATGGAATAGCACCACGATAAGTATCAATAGTCCAAGCTACATCCTTGAAGTCAGGTTTAGCTAGTTTTGGATTTTTTTCCAACTCTGCAACTGTTACCATTTTAGTTGTAGCACGTTGTAATACAGGGTATTTACCAGATGCTTTTTTAGCTTGATAAACAGTAGTAAACGGTTTTAGATCAACGACAGTTTTAACTTCACGAGTTGGTGTGTATAGGATTTCTTCGCTAGATACTGGTTTAGCATCTACTTTCTTAACACCATCTGTTGTTGGTACAATTTCGTTAAATGGTACGAGTACTTCGTTTTTAGCCTCAAGGCGTAGGTCGTCGCTTACGACTTTACCTTTTGAACGGATAAACTCATTGACACTTTCGCGGTAAGATACTTCTTCTTTTTTCACTTCTTTTCCTCCAAGGTTTTCTGCTCCGCCTTTTTCAGCGGTAGTTTTATAAAGTTCTAAGTCTGCTTTTGCAGTTTCTAAGCTGTTTTTAGCTTCTTCAATTTCAGTTTTAATAGTACGAGCTTTTTCAAGGTCGTTAGCCTCTAAGGCATTCTTAACTTCTTGTGTTTTTGAGGTAATTTCGGCGTTAAACGTTCCGATATTAGCCTCAATTTCTTTAATTTTTTCGTCAAACATTCGTGTTTTCTCCTTTTTTAGACATAAAAAATAGGACTTATAGCCCTTGTAAAATTTCTTCTTTTGCGATTTCTAACTTCATGTTTTCAATTTCTTGCATATCAGATTTGAATTTTAAGAAAGTTTCTTCTGTTGCAATTTCGTTTGATACGCCAGCGACTGCTTTATAATCTTCAAAAGACATGATTTCATCTGCGAAACCTTTGTCGATAGCTTCTTGTGCTGACATGTAAGTTTCTTTTTGCATAAGGTTTAGGATTTCTTCTTCGTTTAAACCAGTCTTGCCAACATAAGCATTAACAATAGATTTATCTATTGATTTCAAGGCATCGGATGCGCGATCTAAATCGTCACTATTACCTGATACAAAATTCAACAAAGCTTTGTGAATCATCATTTGAGCTGTTGGGCTCATAATAATTTTATCAGCACCCATAATACAAAATGATGCTGCACTAGCGGCCATTCCAGTTACTTCTGCTGTAACATTGCCTTTGTAATTCCGTAAAGCAGTATAAATTTCACTACCTACAGTGACTAATCCGCCATTTGAATTGACTTCGACAATGATATCGCTATTATCCTCTGGTAACTCATCCGAAATCTTCTTAGCACTTGTGCCTTCCCATTTGTAAAAATCATACATTTCTTGATAATCATTAGGGATTAGTGGCCCTTTAAGTTGTATTTTCTTTGCTATTGTTCTCACCTCCTTTCATTCCAACCTTGTCTTGATACTCTTCTTTCTTATCTAAGAAGACAAAGTTTAAACTAGATTGGTATCTATCCATATTAGGGTCTGTAGATTCCTCTTTTCCAAGCTCAACAAGAGCCTGATTAGGCGTAAGAATCTGGTTATTTACCAGTTTTACAATTTCATCTACATTTCTACCAGTAATACTTCTAGTGTCAAACTCTAAATGGTATTTCTTACGTTCTGCAACATCGAACAATTTCAAAGTATGTTCGCTTGTGATAGCGTCAAAATAAAAAGGCATATCATTAGTGATATAGTCTTCCATTAGTTGGGCCACGGACTGGTTAGGGCTATTTACACCTAGTTTATAGCTAGGTACACGTAACGCCTTAGCAATTTGAGCAGTTGAAAAGTTATTACTTGTAATTAGCTGCAATACGTTTGTGTCAATTTCAAGCGGTGTATATTCCATTGTTTGGTCAAAAACTAATGGACTTCCACCTTTCGAACCCTCACGCATCTTCTCAAAGTCTTGTCTAGCACGTTGTCTAGCTTCCCCAGATAATGATGCACCTTTCATGGTTAAAATACCGCTTGAAAATCCGTCTTTAAAGAACTTAATCAATGTATTTAGACCGCCATCTTGCAAAGTAATTTCATCCGCAAGAGATAACAAAGGCGAACGCCCCATAATCATGTCATGATTAAAGAATTTCCAATGAATGACATCATCTGAATGACATTTATAAGTCTTACTGGTCACGCTATCTGTAAAAGCATAGATGATTTCGTGATTATCCATTTCCTCAACAGTCGTTTCAGATGGTTTGTAAAATTGGAACTGTAACGCTTTATTAGTTTTAGGGTCACGAATAATTCTTGAAAATGAATTACCAGTTAGAATAGCATTGACTGCCATAGCAAACTTCCAAGTTCTTGCGGATGCTTGCCCAGTTGATTTGACATTTAATAGATAATTAATGTCTTCATCTTGGATAATATTGCCGGTGATATCCTTTTTAATAAGTGGAAAACGTGCAATATCGCCCGCAATAATTGACGTGGCTGTCAGAATATCACTGTTTTTTAAAGCTGAAATACCAGTATATTGTGGTGTAAGTGTTCCTGCGACAATTGAATCGATGTAAGAATCGTATGATACTTCGCTTGAACCTAAAGATTGAAAAAAACTCATTGTGTGTAATCACCTCCTTTCTAAGATAAGATTAGACAAAGACCACCGCCTTTCATTCTGTTCCGACTGCTTCAAATACCAATTCACCTAAGTCTTTATCCAGCTCACGTTCAAGGATTGAAATAGTTTTATGAACACCGTTGTCCTCTTCTTTTGAATATGTCTCTAAGTATTCACTGTACTCTTGAAAGAAGCCATCCTCGTAACGATAACCAGCCCAATCGATGTAATCTCGCGCTTTATCTAAACTAGAATAAACGCCCAAGATATCACTGTATGAATCTCCAAAATCGTGAGTCCATTGCTCTAATATGTATATATTCATCGCCTTACCTCACACTCCTATCAATATAAGTTGCTAACATAATAGCCAGCACTCCACTTCCGATATAGCCAACCATTTGGCTAATCAAGAAAAAACCATACATGACCAATCCAATCCCAATTAATAAGATGATTGTATGTATGTTCTTTAAAATAAATTTCATTAGAATAAAGTTCCTCCACTTAGTATTTTTTCATCAGTCCAATAACCAGCACCGTCAAACGGTTCTAAATAACAAACTGCATAAGCATCTAACCCTGCATCTAATGGGTCAATCTTATTACTGTTTTTATTCTTATCAATCCGCATTCCGTTATTATCTACTTTTGTATAAGCATTATTAACTGCCATTGTTAGCAATGGATTTCCAGAGTGCTTTATTTTGCCATTTTTAACGTCGTCACGGAATTGTTTTGTCGGCATGTTTAATACCATTGTCGTCTGCGAAACTTCGATTAGAGGCCATTCTGGATGCCTTTTTTCAATCATTGTGAGTAGCGTTCCGAATTGGTAGGGGTCAAAACAAATACCATTGACTTCCCAATCGTTTTGATAGACCATTTCTTCAATCTTTTCCAAAACTCGTTCATCATCTATGACGCCAGATTCTAAAGTTGTGATTTCACAATAACCTTGCCTTTCAAGATTTGTGTATGACACACCGTCGCGTTTTTCCTTGGAGATTAATCCATACTTAGTTGCAACAAATGAAAAACTGTCTAAATACCAATAATCATCCATCATAACCATAGGACTAATTGCGAATAAGTCGCTCACACGCCCTACATCGACACCTAACCAAACTCTGCGTTTGTGTGTGTCAGGTTTGTCAATTTGCGCCGTTTCCCAAGTTATTTTATCAATATATGATTCTTCGCTTGATTGACGCCACATGTTGTAGTTTTTGACTAGGACACCGTTCAGATTGCCCTTTTCTTTAGCTTCAGCAAGTCTATCTCGTAGGTAGCCAAGCACTTGATTTCTAAGTCCTTCAACCTCTAAGATTGGATTTGATTTTATCCAGTTTGATTCATCTTCAATTTCTTCGACTGATTCTTGTTCTGCTATATAAGAAAAGTAGTTATCATTGATAACGTCGCCTTTAGCTATCTTCTTAGCATAATTCCATTCAGTCATGTGGAATGGACCATTTAAGTTAAATCCAGCGGTTGAAATGATAAAGGTCAATGGACTTTCTAATTGTGCTTGAGACGATTCAATAAGTTCCATCAATTCATCTGTTTTAGCAGCAGCATATTCATCTACAACACAACAATACATTTCATATCCATCAAGTCCGCCAGTTTCTCTGGAAAGTGGTCTAACGTAGGAATAGTCATTTAAGTTTCTTAGTTCATCTCTGACCTTTTTAGTGGCTTTCTTGATTTCAGGATATCGACTTCTTAAAGCCTCTAACTGTTTAGCACACATATTGAAAATGATACTTGCTTGTGCTTTATCATTCGCACCAGTAAATAACTGCCTACTCATTGCAGGGTTCTGTCCGAACAAAAACTCATATAAGATGATTCCTGATATAAGTAATGACTTACCGTTTTTACGTGCAACAGATACGACAGCCTTTTTGAATCTTCGTAATTCTTTATTATCTGCACGTCTCCAACCGTAAATACTACCAACTATGAATTTTTGGAAACTTGCCAAAGGAAATGTCTTACCGGTTTTTGGGTCAGGTAACATTTCCATAAAGCTTATTGCTTTTTCTGCATAAGAAAAATCCCAAACGTATTCTGTTTGAGATTTCATATCTTTCAGATGCCTGTTACAAGCGTCAATAATTGACTTGGAGGCAAGAATTTCTCCATCTACTATTGATCGTGCATATTTTGTTGTTGAGTCCAATCTTACCTCCGTTTCTTTTATTATTGACCTCCAAATTTATCAAATAATGTTTCTTCTTTTTTCTCTTCTTTAGGCACAAACATCTTCATACGACTATCAACTGTTAAGCCTAATTGCGAAGCGCTAGTCCTGATGTTATTAGTTGCTTTTTCAAGCGTTAATATTAATGGACTAGCTATCAATCCTTTATCAGGGTCTTCAACAAAATAACCGACTTCATCCAACTTCTTAATAGTTTCTTTATAGATGGCATACCATGTACAATAACTTTCTAACAGCGCCCTATCCAGATTTCTTAGGGGTAGGTTTTGGAGGTCATTTATAATTCTTCTGTACTCCGCTTTAGCTATTGGATTAAAGTGCCTAGGCTCTGTAATTTGGAGTTTCTCAAGACCATCAGAAGCCTTGTCCTCTATAGCTTTGCGAGCTTCTAACTCTTCTTTCGTAAAGTGCTTTTTATTATTATCTACTAGCTTTAAATTTCGTCCCATTTACTACCTCCTTTCTCCGAATAATGGCAGTTTAAAAATTTTAAAAAGGGAGTTTATCGCACAGATTTGTCCGCGTTCTTCAGTTTCCGAACGTTACACGCCCCGTTAAAAATAGACGGGGGTATTTCCGAACAATGACACAACCCGTTTGATTATTCGTTCAATTATTATATTTTCGTTCGTGAATTGCTTTAGTATCATTACAAGCCTTACATGATGGTTGTAAGTTGTCCCAATCAAGTCTCTTTGACCAATCTTTCTTAACACTAATGATATGGTCAGTCATAGTCGCTTCTCCTCCACACATTGCACAGATATAATCATTCTGCAATAGGACTTGCTTACTTGTTTCTCTCCATATCTTAGAGTTGTAGAATTGCTTAGTCTTTCTGTCATACTTCCATCTGTTCTTATTGTAGTCTCGATACTCTTCCTTACGACTATCATAGTCTATCTTAGTTCGTCTACCATTCACGATCGATAGCTTCTGTGGTTTCATATCTGATTCATTGACCTTTCTTAACGCCCACAATCCTGGGTTAATTACAAATAATAAACTATCATTTAGTTCTTCGTACCAATACATGTTTAACTTCTCCAGTCTTGCTGTTAACATACTTGTCATACTCTGCTAATAAAACAAAGTCGTTTCCGCACTGATATACAGTTTCTGTTTTCATCCAATTCGATTTACTATAAGGATATCTCTTTGGTCTCATATCATTCCTCCATAATAAAAAGCCACTCAATGAGTGACTAGGTAACCCTTGCCTACACAGAGATGCAAGCTTAGAGCAGTGTAACCTATTAGGTTTCTTTTATAGGAACAGTTTGAATTACATTTTTACTCAATACAGTCACTCTCCTCGTTAACCTTTAAAAATAAAATGATATTTCTGGATAACTTTTTCTTCACTTTTTTATATTCCTTAGAATCTACTCGGATTCTAGTTTCATCTTCAAGGACTACAAAATACTTATCCGCTTCTTTTGATACTGCTACTACTTCTTTATCCATCACCCTTTAACCCTCCTGAAATAAAAATTGAGATAGCAGGATTTGAACCTGCGATATTATAAGTTGCGTGCACATAATATCTTCCATATATCTCAACGGGTATCGGGCTCACTTAGAGTTGCCGACCCTCTTTCCTTTCAAAATAGTAAGTTCGATTTATTTATAAGTAATCGTCTAATCATATGTAGACCAGTTGTTAATTGTTATCTCTTCTTACTATTCCAATAATACAATAATACAACATTATTAATGCGACTAATAGGCTTAAAAGTCGCATGTTATATAATCCCATAATAATCTGCAAAGATTTCCAATATCCTTGCACGTTTACGATATATCGTACTACGGTCGTAACACATCTTATCTGCAATTGCTTCCCATGTATTAACACTCCCCCTTGACCATCTCAGCCAGAATATATCTGTTAAATCGTCATCTAAGGTGTCTAGCGTGCTTTCTACTGCGTCTTTTTGTGCGTATAAGCTGTTTAACCGTTTATCACTATCCCACCGCTCTATGATGTTCTCTGTTGGTTTAGAAATACGGTTAGCTTTTCCACCTCCTATATTTGTGTCTTCATTTGGAATATCTGTTACCTCCAATTTTCTAACTGCAATCTTATGTTCAATACTTGGATATTCGAATAGTAATTCATCCAATGCTTTTAATTGCGACATGCTAAGTTTACCCACTATTAAGCCCCCATTATGGTATAATATAGTTATGAACTAATACCAAAGCGCTCATTCTATGGGTGCTTTTTGTTGTCTTATCGAAACCTCTCTTTTTTTATTTTCGGACAGGCACACGATCCGCATTGAAATTCTCACAGTGCCTTATTTAATTTCAGATAACCGATAATCTGATTTAGATTTAGTATTTATGGCGTAAGGAGACCTCCATTTTATTATTTCGGTTAATACCAACCGCAGGAATTGAACCTGCGTGATACCGTTGTTGGTTATTACTCTAATCTTTTTAGAACTGTTTTTAAATCTTTGCCGCTGATTATATCTTCTAACAAATTAATCATCGTTTTATTTGATTCTTCAGATTCGTTATAATATTCAGCAAACTTCATAAATGATGTGAAGGCTTCCAGAGTTTCAACAATAGATCTATAATTGTGTGCATCGGATTGAGATATAAATAATATATCTCTGCTTTTTGACCATGTATCTTTCATTCCGTCACCTCTTTCGCAAATTGCCACGCCCAATCAAAGTCTTTGCGGATTTCTTGTTCGGTGAGTTGATATCGACTATTATTTTTCCAACAAGTATCGAATTCGTTGCACATCACAACGTCTCCAACGATAGACCTTGCAAGTACTGTAATTGCAGGTGTGTTCGGATTCGGAATCTCCACTGTATACAACTTCTCTTTTTCGACTGTGACGGCATCAGGACCATTTACAATTAAAGTAACAAGCGCAAGTGCATTTATATCTGCCTGTCTTTTATTTTCTAGATTTAACCATTTGCGCACTTCTTTTGGTTGGTAGTCACGATCAAACCATTCTTCAAAAAAGTAATCCGATTCTCTTGAGTCGTTAACCCAATCAATAACGCATTGTGGCACTACAGGTTTTGGTTGGTCGAGTTGGTCGAGTAATACTTTCGCATCACATTTTTTAATCAACACATCATCATAAAAACCATGTGTATATGTTTCGATTTCTTCAAATCTAATTTTCGCTTCTTCAATCTTCATTTGTAATTACCTCAAAAAACACTTCATTGCATTTACTGCATTTGACCCTATAACCATATTTATCAAATACCCATTTTAAAGAGTGATTATGTTCTTTTTGTTGCTCTAATTGTTCAAATTGAAATCGTATATAGCTTATAAAATCTTCAACTTTTATTACTGCATATCCATTACTGTCAGTTCTAAACTTTAAATATTCGACTAGTATTTGTTCAATATCTTTAATCATTTGCTACCTCCATTCAATATATGGGCTTTCAATGTGTTCTATCCCTTCTCCAATCCACTTACGGACGTTAAACTCTTTTTCTGCTAACTCACTTCGAGGCATAACATTCAAATCACTAAACTTCATATAGTCATCACTCGTGTTCTGAATAAAGTACACGTTTTTTATTTCTCTAGTCAGTGCGTCACCGTGTACTACAATGCCATTCATACCACGTATCAGCATATTGAATAGAAGAAACGGTATAGCTCTGTCAGATAATTCTTCTACGTGATACCAGTAGTCAGACGGTTTATAAGTAAGCAGGCTATCATTCATCCTTTGCTCATGCCATGCTTGAATCATAATGCTTCCAGTTCCTGCTGCGGTTTCAAAGTAACTGTTACCGCTAACTAGTTTTGAAAACAATTTACTAAGTGCTTGTGGTGTGAAGTCCTGCTTCTTATTCTTGCGGTCAGCTTGTTCTTCTTCAAAGTAACTCATAAACCACTCATATGACATATCTCTTTCATATTCTAAAAACTGTATAAATAGTTCCTCACGATCTGACTTGTTAAACAATATTTCCATTAATTTGTTAGGTGCTTTGAATACTTCATCAATTCCTAGTAGCTCGTGTATCGTTTTTGTTGTAAGCATTTAGCCCCCATTTCTAAATCCGTTCATGCTATGCCTCGTTTAAAATCCGTCCACAGAAAGGACAATAGTTGAATTTAACGCCAGCAAGATTAAACATTCTGCTATCTGGCGATTTCTCACAGTTCGCTAGAAAATACCAGTTTTGTCCCCGATTTTCCCAAACACATAAATACTTTTCCATCCCTATCCCCCATTTCCAGTTAATTCTGCAATTCGTCTGATTTTTTCTCTTATTCCAGCTTCCGATCGATTTACTTTTAATGAAATTGTACTAATTGTATAACCAGCTTCTTTCAGATTAATAATTGTTTCAATCTCGTCATCGGAATATAATCTGTGTTTATCTGTATAAACAGGCGTATGCAACAATTTTAAATCATAGATTTTCCGTTTAATTGCTCCATGTGTTCGATTTAACAAGTTAGATATTTCTTGATATGTATATCTTTCCATTGCTAACAAATCTTTTAATCTCTGTTCCTCCTGAGTCGTCCAATCTCTGCGTGTTAATTTACTATCATTTTTAGTTCTCAAAATATCAACCCAATTTGGTTCTGGTGGCAGGCAATCTTTATGGAATGATTTCCAATTGATAATTGATTTATTTTCAGATGCCCATTTCCAAAACGTGTCAATTCTGATTTTTCGATACTTTCCAGTTTTCCTTGTTGGAAAAGATACATTTTTTATCCAGTACTCAATTGTTGATCTAGAAATTTCTGTTAAATCACAGAAGTCAGCAATATTGATATATTTTTCATCGCCTTTCAATGACAGCCCTAGTCTTTTAATTTTTAAAACGACTGAGTTGTATGACCTATCTAAATTTTTAGCAATCAATTTAATGCTTTTCGTTTCATAATTTTTTTCAAGATATTCTACTTCTTCTTGAGTCCAATTTTTTCGCAACTCTTACCCTCCGTTATTTGTCAATTCTGCAATTCTCGCAGTCTTATCAGCTGATTCTTCACTTACTTTTTTAAGCTGATACTGCGTTCTGTCTAGTTGACCAGTAAGTCCTTTGATTTGTTGGTCTTTTGATTTGAGTTCTGTTTTGAGTTGGTTATTACGTTGTTTTAATTGATTATTTTCTTTATTAACAATACTGCAAGCGAGCATAATGCCAATAAGAAGTCCTAATAAAATAAGGTTGAGCCACAACAAAAAATCATTCTTCATTCTTCCACCTCTACATCATATTTCCATGTCGCTTCGTTTTTATAAGGTGCTGGAATTACATGAAATGCACCTTGGTTATCAACTGGAATAATAATGTCACCTTTTTTATCAATAAAACCTTTAACCCAAACATTTTTTACTCCAATATATTTCTTCATTCTTGTACCTCACTCAAAATGATCAACTTTTTAATCTCTTCGATACAAGTGTCAGCACTACCTGCGCTGTAATGATCTTCGTATTCTTTGATTGCGTCCTTTATTTCGCTTATTAATGTCATTCTTCCACACTTTCTAGTAAGTTAGGGTGTTGGTGTACGTTCCCGATTACTATGTTTGAATCATTTCCTCCGAGATAACAGAAGTTATTGCCGTATTCATTGCGTCCGTTAGTAGCTTTAAAATCCGTTTCTTCTTGGTCGTACACTATAACGCCCGTGAATAATTTCCCGTTATATATCGTTTTGACTATATCACCTTCAAAAATCTCATTCTTTGGCGTAGAGTTATCAAACCTCCCTGTGGATTGCATGAGGATAACGTCACTTTGTTTTCTCCATACTCTGTTAGCGTTGGGGTCGGCAACACTTTTGTCAGGTTCAATCAAATCAAAATATTCGTCTTCGACATGCCATCTCTCTATATTCCACATTGATTTTGTTTTTTTATCCCATACTCTAAACTTCGGTATCATTCCACTTCCTCCTCATCCTCAAACATTTTATCTATTGCATATTCCAGACGTTTTGCTTGTTCGTATGCAAAACTCAATACAGTCACTCTCCTCGTTAACCTTTAAAAATAAAATGATATTTCTGGATAACTTTTTCTTCACTTTTTTATATTCCTTAGAATCTACTCGGATTCTAGTTTCATCTTCAAGGACTACAAAATACTTATCTGCTTTTTTTGATACTGCTACTACTTCTTTATCCATCACTCTTTAACCCATTTCAACACAACGTCTCCTTCTTTTTCATACGTATCTACCCATCGCTGCTCACCATCGGAAAAGATACATAACCTTAACGGATAACCCATTTCATCAAATTGGATTACATTTGAACGTATTTTTATTCTCGGTATATCCTTCTTTTTGAAGAACATCATTCCACTTCCTCCAAAAATTCTAAATAGCGTGGGTCAATAGCTTTAACTTCTGCTCGTGTGAATTTGGTTTTGTCAAATTCATCATAAGTGTTTGATAGAAAATGTGTTCCATCTCTTTTGTCAATATTTAAATATCCATTCTCACCACTCATTAAATGTACATAATACAAAGGCTCTTCCACTTCCCATTTACCATCAAGGATGGCTTGGTTTACTTTTAGTTTTAATTCGCTAGTGTTAAATATTCTGTTTAATTCACCATCTGAATTATATAAAAGCTTTATTACATTTTGTTTTAAATCATCATCATTAATCGTAAATTTCTTTAATAATTCATTTTCTTCTCTTGTTAACTTAATCATTTAAAACCTCTATATCGTATCTATTCTTATTAGAAAAGTTCAGTAATAAATCTACAATTTCTCCGTGAGCCATTACCCAAAAATCATCATTTCTGTATTTGATTTCATAAACGTCATAATCATTCCATTTACAATCAGTGATTTTTACAATGTCACCGTCTTTGATTTCTTGATTATTTATATCTTTAAAAATCATTTAATCACCCCACACATCATTAATATTAGTATTACTGTTAAAATCGCAAAGATTGCCAGTAGTAAATAAATTAAAATCATTCTTCTACCCCTTAATTTCTACTAAATGGCTATCACAATCCTCTGTGTAAGAAATCAATTGAATAGCTTTACGTGAATTAATCCAACCGTTTTTATCTTCGTAGTCATCTGTTTTTTTGACTGTTCCGAATTGACGTAAAATAACACCATTTTCGTCTACTTCTTTTTCAAATGTATGCCTGTGCCCTGTGTGAACTTCTCTTACTTTTGTTGTAAAGAAAATATCTTCAAATTCAGTCGCAAATTTCATTGGAAGTTCTTTTAATTTAACGGTATGACCGTGCGATAACATCACTCCTATAGGTCCTACCTTATAAGCCATTCTCCATCTATTATGATTGTTTAGCTTAACATCTGGATACTTAGCCATTAGATACTCATTAAATACATATTCAAGCTCTGAATGATTGCCAATAGCATATTCAAACCTAACTTCATTTGAGTTACTCAAGGCAGTCGTTATAATCTCATTGAAAAAAGTTTTAGCATCTTGTACAGCTTGTGGCATATTGACTGTTTCTAATTGTGTGCCTCTTACCGTAGAAGATGATGTCATAAATGCACTATGGAATAAGTCTCCTAGTTGCTCGATAACAATTGTATTAAACCCATTTCGAATAAACTCTTTAATTTTTTCAGTTTTAACTTCTAAGTGTTCAATTTTAGTAACCCCAAAATGTAAGTCGGCAAGCGGGATAATTAAGATATCTTTTCCGCTATTTAATTTAACTGGTTTTATTGGTTTTACTTTACCAGCCAATAAATCAGTTAATTTATTTGTTGACATTTTAGTTCTTGGTCTTACTGTGATAGTTGATTGATAATTATAAAATGCACTACCTTCAAGAGGCGTTGTCCATTCATTTGATTTACCAGAAACGATTTCCCAGTCATCTGGATCAAAACCATGTAAGGATAATAGTTGCTCTTCAGTTAAAAGTTGACCTTCGCTTAACTTTAATTTTATTGAGTGTGTGAGTGATTTTTTCCCATTCCTATGCATGTCATATTGACTAAGTGTCTTGTGGCTACCTTTAATCCGTTTAAATTCTGCATACCAGTCTGAATTTTCTTTTTTTCGGCAATAGCTTCTTAAGTCATCGCCTTTGTAATGGTCAGGGTTATCAAGTTTATTTAACTCTTTAGTCCTATTTTCCCAACTCAAATCAAAGTAGTTTCTTAAAATGTAAATTACGTTTTCTTGGTTAAACTGTTTAGCCATTCTTACCCTCCAACCAGACTGCTAACATAAGGCAATAGTTAGCCATGTCTTTAAGAGTGTCTGATTTGCTTTCTAATACTTGATTTTTATTCTTGGTAAGATTAACCAACCGTTGGTACTTATCGCTTATACGGACGATTCCAGCCACCTCTCCGAACTGTTCAAGCGATTCTTCAAAGGAACTCCCATAATCTGCATTCTTCTTCAAAAACGTTTGAAAATTTTCGTCATATACTTTTTGCATTGTTTCTGCGTTTATCTTATCCATTCATCACCTCTTTTAATTGTTGAATGATATACTTGATTTCTTCCTTTACATAATTAATATCTCTGTATTCCCCATAAGGCGAAACAGGGGTCCAATCCCATCCGTGCGCACAGTCGAAGCCAATATAGTATCCATTTGTCGGAAAATACTTAACGCCCCCAGCGTTAAATGTAATTCCACCGTGGCACTCGATTTCATTTTCGTCTATTAGACCGACTATATTTTCAGGAACTTCTACATATCCACATAAATGCCATCCTTGTATCATTACGATGACTGCATTATAACCATCAATAACTATGTTTAATTGACCGTTTTTACCTAATATTTCTAAGTCTCGTTTGTATAATTCATTATCCATTCGCTAACCCCCTCATAATAATTTTTGCCTGTCCTTCAGTTGGTGTCTTTGCACGTAACCAAAACTTTTTGATTAATCGCTCTTCCATTTTCAAACGGTCAGCCATTTCTTCAATTGATAATTTGTTATCTGTCATATACTTAATTAAGTAATCGGCAACATCAAGTGGCAACATGCTATCATGTGATTTAATTGCGTGCTTGATAATTAATACATTTTGTCTTTGTTTTCTCATCTTATTAACCTGCTTTCTTCCAAAGCCATTTTTTTAAGTATCTCTCTATATCTCTGTCTTGATACACCATGACGTCTAGCTTTATATTCTTCCCACTCCAATTCAACTTCTTCTGTCTTATGTTCGTTTTGGTTGTATGAATGTTTCATAAATTCGTAAAATAAATCTTTATCGTTAAAATATTTTTCAAAATGCTTTAAGTATTTTATTGGTGGGATAACCCGTCTTGGTTTTAAATTTGATACAGATTTATAAAATCTCTCAAACTCTTCCTCATTCATATCTGGCACCATGCCTCTTAAAAATCTTTTGTATTCCCTCGGCATGTTTTTGTAAAATCTGTCTTCAAGCTTCAATCTGTTCAATCTCCATTTCTATCCTTGGATTGGGACTATATAATTTTCTTGCGTGTACTTCTGCGATTAATCCGTCATCAGTCCATACTATTTCTGATTTGCTAATGCTGTCAAAAACTGACTTCATTAGGTTATCAATGTCAACCTTCTTGTCGTGCCATATAAGCTCGTTTACAAACTTGATGAACTTTTCCTTAGTGGACTGTTTTGCGCGCTGTGTAGGCTCTTTAGAGAGGCTCTGAGGTGCTTTCATGTAGAAAGTTACATCTACTTTTATAGCACCGTCGTAATAGTCCCCATCGTAGTTTTGAATGATATAATCTGTAACCTCTTTTCGCCATTTCATCATCTTTGGGTCTTCGTATGCTCCCCATTTGCTGAATCGTGGTCTTGATTGAGGTTTTGGCTCAATTGGAATAGTTATTTTACTCATATCAGAAAGGCAAATCCAAATTTGAAACGTCCATTGGATTACTATTGTTAAATGGTGTTTCTTTCTTTTGTTGGGGTTGTTGATTATTTGACTTGCTATCAAGTAATGCTACAGATTCCGCTACAACCTCAGTCACATATACACGTTTTCCATCATTACCTTCATAGTTTCGTGTTTGAATACGCCCAGTGATTCCAATTTGTGAACCTTTAGAAGCGTAATTTGCGATAATTTCAGCTGTCTTTCTCCAAGCCACAAAGTTAATAAAGTCAACTTCTTTTTCTCCGTTTGCATTTTTGAATTGACGATTGACAGCAAGCGTTCCTGTTGTTACTGCGGTTTGCGAGTTGGTGTGTTTAAGTTCAACATCTTTTGTTAATCGACCTACTAAACTTACGTTATTCATTTTTATCCTCCAATTAAGTCATCAAGACTTATGATTTCTTTTAGTTGTTTGTGCGCCCTGCAATAATCACAATTGCCACACGATTCTAGTTTTCTCTTTCCATCAAGCAAAGGTTTTAATTCTTTAATAGCATTTTTTGCCATTTCTAGCCCCTCTGACAGCCATGTTTCTGTTACCTCGATAATTTCCTTATCTGGTTGTCTCTCTTTACTCACGGCTACGATAAAAGGCTTAAAAGTATAATTGCCCATTTGTCTTAGAAGTTCTTGATATACTCCTAATTGCATGTGATATTTATAGGTCAAAATATTATTGACACATGCGGGAACTTTAGTTCTTAATTCGTCATTCCATTCAAGGTTATGTATTGACTTCATTGTTTTTAAATCGACTATGTAGCCCCTTGAATAATTAATTGAATCGATTTTTCCCTTAAAAGGAATCCCTTCGATTTCTCCAAAGATAATTTCTTCTTTGACGACTTTATCTTTTTCTTTACCGTGATACAAAACATTAAAGAGTTTATCTTTTTCTAAAGTATCAATAACTTTCTCTGCTAGTTGATATGATGATAATAAGCCGTGAGGTTTTCTGCTTGAAAACAATTGATCGTTATATTCTGTTTTGAAATCCTCATGTGCTTCTTCTGATTCAAATTTAGAATGAACATAGTTACCAAAAATCAAAGGGGTGTTGTCTCGTTCGTCGATCCATTCGCCTTTTTCGATGGCATACTGTTTAGCTTCGCATTGCATAAATGCTTTTAAACGAGATACTGACATGTATTCTTTGTCATCGTAGTAGTTACTTTGCGTTAATTTGACCATAATCTAAATCCAATTCTGTGTCTTCAATGATTTCTCCTGTTTCAGTATTCACGCTCGGTTCATCCTCTAAAAGGTCAGTTAATAGTGATTCGTTATCTGTTTCAGGGGTGACGTCCTTAACTTCTAAAGGTTCGATGCCTGTGTTTTTGCCGTTGTCAAAATCATTTGCATTTTGCATTTCGATTGTTAGAGGGGCATAAGTTGAAAGAATTGATTTTAATACTGTTTTTCTTGCCATTGCGTCAAAGTTTGTTTGCCAAGGGCTAAACTTGCTATCGTATGACTGACTATACTTTTTACCGTGTTCTTCAACTTGTTCCTTAGTCCAATATGTTGTTTTCTCAAATCCATTAGAAAGCTTCATATATGCAAAATATCCAACAATTGGTTCATCTTTTTTAGGATTATAGATATCTACGATGTCGAGTTTCTCAGTCAGTGCATTAAATGACTTGAATTGACCTTCATATACTTTGCCTGCATTAAGACCTACAACCTGACCGCTTCGCAATGCTAACTGAATTAAGCCTTTGTAGCCAATTTGAAATTGAGCTTTTCCTTTGTATGGTACGATATGAGCCATCCCTAGGCTTGGTTCAACTGGCAGGTCTAATACTGCCGCTTTCATGGCTGAGGTATAGACACTGTTAAAATCTGCTTTTGACAAAATATTGTTATTAGTTACGACTGATAGGACACTTGAAACGAATCCGTTCGCTTTTTCTCCCATGACTGCTTCAAATTTTTCTTTTACTGCATCTGATTGTAAAGTGTTTACTACTGTTAATTGATTTGCCATTTATTTCCTCTTTCTGTGTTTGAGCTGAAAATTCTCAGCTTTTAGCTTTCTGTTTTCACTTGCTAGTGTCAGCACTCTGTTTTGGAGTTTGTCAATTTCTTGTCCTAATAGCTTTTGGACTTCAAAATAATTGCTTTCCCAGTCTTCGCTGAATTCAAATTCCGTCGATTTTTTCATATAAACCCTCAACACTTCCGTCGATATCTGATAGACCTGCGCTTAGGTAAGCAGTGCATGCCGCCATTAATACACGATTTTCATCAGGGTTATTAAATCTTGCATAAACTTCTTCGATATAAATATCTAAGACTTCAAGTTCATGTCTTGCTTTTTTCCTGATTTTTTCTTCATTTTCCATATTTACTCCTAAAATATAATTTTTGATTGTTTTCTAAACTCTCTCAATTCAGCAATCTTTTTGTTTCTTGAATCTTTGTCTAGTAACATAATTTTTTCTGCATGTTCTTCGGATATTCCAAAGAAGCTAACCAAGGTTTCTTTCATCTCGTAGCCTTTCCGCTTCATCCCCAAGCAGAATCAAAACTGCATTATAGCCATCGTTTTTATTTTCCAATCCCATTTGATAGGCTACACACAAGTCAAACATTCCTTTATAGTATGGAGATAAATCTCTTGAAGTTTCCCCTGCTTCGTAGTCAAGCATTTCAGATAACATTTTTTGAGTGTGATTCATAAATTCTTTCAAAACAATAATCTCCTTCTGTCTTTCATGTTTTCAAACTTCATAAAATGGTCTTTATCGACGCCTTTCATAATTCTTGAATATGTTCTATTGCCATATCTTTCAATTAATTGTTCCCCAGTCATATTAGTGGTAACAATTGTTCTTGTTCGCTTATCAAATATTTCATAGATGACATCTTTAGTTAGCTTATTCTCCATTTCACTACCTAAATCATCTATCACTACTAATTTAGCGTTAACAACTCTCTCGATCATCGATGCCTTGTTATCAAAATTAAGTCTTGTCATGAAATCTACTACATTCACATATGGAACAACCCATTTTTTAGTATCGGATACTTCTTTGGCAATTCCGTGCGATAAGTGACTTTTACCAGTTCCGCTTTTGCCGATTAAAATGACATTGTTTTTAGCTTCTTGAATAAATTCATTAGCTACACGCTTAGCAAAATCTAGTGCAGTTTTTTCTTCTGTTGAGTTAACTTCATAGTTTTCTAATGTAGCGCTTTTTACTTCTTCGTTTAGACTAGAATAATCATTCAGAAAATATTTCCGTTTGCGTGACTGCTCTTCTTGATATTTGATAAGATTTCTTGCTTCTTGTTCTTCATCTTTTATTTCTCTTTCACAAAAAGGACAGATGTTCTTATCCATTCTTGAAAAGTATCGTTTATAGTAGTCATGCTTTTCACAATATTCATCTGTTGGGGTTGTATTTGCCTCATAGATGCCATCGTATTTGCTTTTTGCTTTTTCCATTACACCTCCTAAAATAATAATTCTTCATCTGTTGAATCGTTATATGTCTTTTGGATATCTGGTTGATTTAGATAACTTTCAAACTTAGTGGCGTTAAACAACGTAGACGGTCGAAGATATTTACTCCAGTTACTGTCGTTCAACCATTCTTTCGCTTTCTTATCTATAACTGTTTTAAAATCATCTAACGTATAACTTTCTTTAAATCGAGATTTAACTAAATTCGTGTTAGAATCAACAAATTTATAATTTGAATTTGTCACTTGGTTTAAATACGCTATTGGAATTCGATAATCAAAGTTTTTAGGGTTACCTTTTTTTACTTGTTCAATAAACTTATCTGATAACCATTCAGGAAAAACATAATCAGTCGTGCTCTGCTCGACAATATATTCTTTCTTCTCTTCTTCTTTCTCTTCTTCCTTTTCTTTATCTTCTTCTGTTGCGTTACACTGCGTTACTGTAACGTTACATGTAACGTTACTATCTGACAATTTTAATCTTTCTCTATGTTTTGCAACACGTTCCTTTGTTTGTAGTCTGATTTTTTCCATACCATCTACGTTTTGATGTTTTTCCCAGTTGGAAACTAAAATTGCATTATCTACAATTTCTATCATTCCAAATTGCTCAAAGACCTTAAGTGCCATCCTTACAACTAATAAATCTCTTCTAAAAATAGTTGCTAGCATTTCGTCTGTATAAGCAATTCGATCATTCATCATAAGAAATCCATTTTGATTTTGTTTTCCAGCAAGTGCTAAAATTTTAAACCAGATAACAATCATTCCATCACCCTCTGGCATGGTTTCAATTAGTCTAATTTTGTCATCATCAAATACGTCAGTAGTAATTTTTATCCACTTAATATCTGCCATTTAATTCCTTTCTATTTCGTAGTGTTCAGAATGATTTGTTTTTTCTTGTTCCATACATACCCCTTATTTGGTTTTCACAAAATTCATCAACGCTATCAAGTCGGTCTTCATAATCTAACAACTGTTGTTGCACGTCCGCTTGACGTCTGAAAATTGATACATTCAACAGGTAAGCTACATCTACATCAAATACTTCTGCTACGTTTTCCCAAAATGGCCAATTGACTTCTTTTCCAATTCCGTGTTGCTCGTAAATGTTTAAATGTGTGATGCTCATTTCAATGTCATTAGCTTTCAAAGCTTCAATCAGTTCTTCTTTAGATAGATTTAGTTCTTCTCGTAATTCTCTAAGTCTAATTTTTTTCATTAAAACACCTTCTTATTAATATTTGCTTTAGCTTCTGATTTAGCTTTTTGAATTTTATCTTCATATTTACAAATTGCTTCAAGATTAAATTCAATGAAGTTTGTAACGACTTCATTTAGTAATTCATCTTTTGAAGTTCCGTTTATTTCAGCTAATGTTTCTAACTGTTCTTTTTGTAGTTCAGTAACTTTTGCTCTTACAAATGATTTACCTTTATTTTCGTTCTCTGTTCGCCATTTATGCATTTTGTTTCATCCTCCAATCATCATAAGCTTTCAATTTTGTTGATCGACCTCCGACTTTATCGATATACTTGCGGTATTTTCTATCTTTATACATTTCGCAAAGTAGTCTTTGGATTGTTTGTTTTGACTTACCAGTGTATATTGCTAAGTCATCGTCATTTAGCCAAAGTTCATCGTAAGGAATTTCGATATTATTTGTTAATTTTGCTAGCATAATACCTCCTATTTGTGGTATAATTAAATAAATTAATATTTGTGTGAGTCCGACTGCTATCGGACTTTTTTTGCGTTCTAGTCGTCATCTTCAACATTCAAAGCATATGGTTTGGTGATTTTTTTAATAAGCTCAATTTTGTCTTTCCCGTATTTATTCGATTGAGACTCAAACCTTGTGATCTCTACTTCGTCTTTTTGAAACGATGTTTTTAAGTGTTTTAAAACCTTGTCTAGTTCTTCATTTTTATAACCGACAAATGTTTTCTCATAGTCACCGTCTTCATCTTCGACCATTTCATGTTTTTTATTTTCTTCAATAAAACTTTCAATTAATTTGCCAGTTTTAGGATAAACACTTGATACGTAATCGTATTTGTCTGTTCCTTCTGCTACTGATAAAATCGTTGTTGCTAAAATTTGTGTTTCGGTATTCATGTTTTTTCTCCTTTTAATTAATCCGTCCAGACTGTTGAACGATTCCAAAGTAATTTGGATTCCATTGCTCAGGTTCTTCAACTTTCTCTTTGGTTTCAATTGTGATTGTGTTGTCTGACTTAAGTAAAATAATCAGCAAAGGTAATAATATTGCTATTACAGTCAGACTTTGTGCGATTGTTAGTTCCATGTGATTCCCTTTCTGTTGTATAATGTAGTTATCCTATAGTAAGGAGGATAAAGTATGAAAGAATATATTCCCGGTAGATATATTCAAAGTGAAATTGATTGCATTATTGAACTTGTTCGTGATAGACATAAATTTGAACCTGTGCGAGTTAGAGAAGTTCAAGAACATATTCAAAAAATACTTAATCAACATGAACTTGAAATTCTTGCTCTTGTTGAAGAAGCTCAACGTCAAAAGGTTTCAGAAAACTCAGCTGATAATTTTTAACTTCTTCTATTTTTTTCTTTAGAGGTTCTGAAGCTGTTTTACTCAAGTCGTTTAAATCCTCAACAGCTAACAGATAACTTGCAACTCTTTCTTGACTTGGAAAGGGTCTTTTTTGAATGTACGGATGCCGTTTTGGTCTCATGTCGTTTCCTTTCTAAGCAATATCTTCTTGCTCAATCAGTGGTAAGTAACCATTTTCTTTAAGTAATTCATATAAGAACAAGCGTCCTTTTTGAGTCCATGTAGTCGATACATTGGTTCGCGGATATCCGTTTTTATCTTTAAAGTCAAATGTATGGCTATCTGTGTAACCTTTACCCATGTGGCGTTTGTAAAGAATCCATTGACCATTTACTTTATGCTGTACACCTAACTCATATAAAACCTTATTAAGCTTATTAGCGGTCATTCCATAATCTTGTGCTATTTGAGAAACACGTAAAGCACCTTTTGATTCAATAATTAAATCAAGGTATCTAGCTTGCTTTTGAGCTTCTTTCAATTCAAGTTGCAATGAGTTGACTTTTTGGCGCTCCTCTTTAAGTTGAGTTGCCAAGTTAATGATTGTATCTGGACTGAGAAGAACTTCTTCAATCTTGCTATCAGTTAGATAAGCACCATGTTTGCGGATTGTTGGTAACACTTCTGTTGTTACCCATCGTTTGAATTCTTTAGCTTGTGGAAGTTTGCTAGATAAGATTAATGAGTAGAGACCTGATTCGTTGATGATGGTTTGATTTCTGTTTTGACCTGCCGTCGCGATTTGCGACGTTAGCTTATCGTCACTATCAACATGTTTACTTAGTGCATCTCGAGAATTTGAATAACCTAAGATGTCTGCCACATCCTTACCTACAAAGTAAGGTTCGTTGTTAATTGTTACTGTTCGGACTTCTTGTCCTTTAAAATTGTAAATTTCTTGCATATTGCTCCTTTGTGTATGATTTTAAATCATATGGTGAGTAAATTTTTAAGCCCCGAGAATATCGCTGGCTTTTACGTTAAAATAATGGCAAAGTTTAATTAGGTTTTCGCCTTTAATAATTGTGATATCTTTTTCCCAAGCATTGATAGTTTGAGTAGATACCCCAATGGCACTTGCTAATTGCTTTTGGCTCATTTTGTTTTGTCGCATTCTTAATTCTGCGATTGTTACATTAGGTTTAGGCAAATTTTAATCTCCTTTCAATTGTTAGATTTTTTTAATAGCTTAGCTATGATTATATATTACATGATTTAAAATCATATGTCAATGCTAAAATTGATTTTTTTTCATATTTTTTTGATTTTTTTGTTGTTTTACTTGATATTAAATCATTTCTACTATATAATGTACTTATAAAAAAACAGGAGTAAATATATGACAACACATATAGAAGTGGGCGATAGAATTAAAAGACTGAGAGAAACCAAAGGGCTTGAACAGTCAGATTTAGCTGATATGTTGGGTTACAAATCTCAAAGCACTATATCGAAGTGGGAAAGCGGTACTAACTTACCAACTGGTAAGAATATGATTAAATTAGCTCAGATATTCGGGGTCACAAGCGATTATATATTAGACGGCGAAGAAGAAAAAATTGAAGAACAGACTATTGACCTTAAAGACGTGTTAAATCGCACAGTTGCATTTGACGGTCATACATTAGATGATAACGATGCTGAATTAATAAAATCATTACTAGAAAATATGGTAAAAAATAAAGATTAGGAAGTATATATATGACAGCTGTAAAATATTTTGACGGTCGTGAGACAGGCAATAACGGATTGTATATACAACCTCACGATACTATCTTTATTAATGCTTACCTTGACGACATCGACCAAAAGAAAGTTTTGTATCATGAGATTGGACATGTTGGGCAGTGCTTAGAGAACTATGAGCGGTTAAAAGAAAAATTCGAATTGCAAGCTGATCGCAATATGATTCATCATTTATTGCTGGACTACATTCCAACACTTGATTTCATAGAGGATTTTAACGTTTGTAGATTTATGGATGCTTACAGATTAAAAACCATTTGTGATGAACAGATGGTAGTAAACGAGTTTAAAAATTTAATTTAAAATAATGTGCAATGTCTGATCCACGCTAAAAGCTGACAGGAGAAAAAAGATGAAAAAATTAATTGCATTAGGATTAATTACATTAAGTGCTACTACGCTTGTTGCATGTTCTTCAAGTTCTGAAAGTTCGACCAAAGAAATTAAAAATATTGAAAAAACTTCAAGTGCCAAAACTGAAACAAAACAACCGGAACAAAAACAATTAACAACAGGTGATAGTTATGTATTCGATGATTCTTTTAATGGTGGTACAGAAGAAGGTTTAAAGATAACTGTTGATAGTATTGCTATTGATAAAACATTACAATTAAATACCGAATATTCAGACCAAGATTACACAGGAATGACGCCAGTTGTTGCTAAAGTTACTTTTGAAAATACATCAGATAAAACCATTGATTTAACAAGCTTCTCAATCATCGACTCAAAAGGTGATGTAGGCGCATGGATTCCGTATTTAGAAGGTGTTAGTACAGAGAGCGTTGACGTTTTGACAGCTGGGCAAAAAGTTAATCAAACAGAAGTATTTGCGATTAAAAACGAAGGTGGCGTTGATTTAACATATAATGACGCAACTTGGAAAACTAAGTAAAATAAAAAAGCCCCACTCCCGCCGGCAAGCAAAGAAGTGAGGCAAAATTTGGAAAGAAAAGATAAGTCTTTTCTTGTACCCTATTGTAGCAAAAAGGAGGTAAAAAATCAATGTGGATTGAAGACTTACCAAATGGAAAGTACAAATATATTGAGAGATACACAGATCCGCTAACCCAAAAATATAAAAAAGTGTCTGTGACCTTAGATAAGAATACTAAGCAGATGTTTAATAAAGCCAATATTATTTTGCAAGACAAAATCGCAGACAAATTAGCAATCAAAGAAATAGACAATATAACGTATGGCGAATTAAAAAAAGAATATTTAGATCAATGGATTCCGACTGTAAGAGATTCAACAAGACGTGCTTATGCTGTATCAGATAAACATATATCAAAAGTGCTTGACGATAATACACTAATAAAAAATATATCAAAACGTGATATCAGAAATATAATTACCAAACTTTTAAAAAATAATACTTACCATGTGACACATAAATGCCGTAAAAGATTACATGCTATATTTGCGTATGCCATCCAAATGGATTACTTAGCACTCAATCCAACTGAAAATGTATTAGTACCAAAACCAGCTGAGGAATATAATCCAAATAAGGTGCTATTTCTGTCCTCTGAGGACGTTAACAAGTTAATTGATGATATTATCAAAGATGGTAATCAAACGCTCGCAGATGTCGTTTTATTCCAGTTTTTGACTGGTTTACGGTATGGAGAGTTAGCAGGATTGACAAGAGATAAAATAGATTACAAAAATAAAGAGATAACAGTAAATGCTACTTACGATTTTAACTTAAATAAACTAACAAAAACCAAAACAAAATCATCGACAAGGGTTATATCTGTATCAGATAATATCTTGGATATTTTACAAAGGCAAAAACAAAAGACTGGTAACCCGTATATTTTTTGCAGTATTGGGAAAAAACCAATCCACAATGCAGTCATAAATAAAATGCTTAAAAAGTATGGCAATTACCACACCCATTTATTTAGACATAGCCATATTTCTTTTTTAGCTGAAAAAGGCATCCCACTAAATGCCATTATGGATCGTGTCGGACATTCAGACCCCAAAACAACATTGTCAATTTACAGCCATACCACAGTAAATATGCGTAAGTTGATAAATGAACAAACTGCCCCTTTTATGCCCCTTATTGATGATGACATAATAAAAAAGCCTTAATTTAAAGGCTTTTATTAATGTATATAAATGACCCCTACTGGAATCGAACCAGTAACTACTCCTTAGGAGGGAGTTGTTATATCCATTGAACTAAGGGGTCATAAGGTATAATTACCTTATCTATTTTAGCCTACAAATTTGGGAATTGCAAGGGCTAGTCTTTAGTCTTTTTGACTTACTCTGTACTTTTCCATTTTTGCTCGGAATAGTTGCCCATTGGTTGGTGGCGTTATAGTGATCGCATTGGCACCAGCTTCAATTACCTCAAGAATAGTTTCCTCGCTTGGTCCACCAGTCGCCATAATTGGAAAGTCTGGGAACTCTTCTCTAATTTTCCGTACAATAGTTGGAGTATTTACACCTCCACTAACATTCAATATGTCAACGCCCGCTTCAATTCGACTTTTAATATCAGTCTCTTCTGAAACAACAGTATAGATAATTGGAATATCAATAATTTCTTCGATGTGACTTATCGTGTCGACCTTAGTTGGTGCATTAACAACTACAGCATAAGCACCCTCTGATTCTGAGAATAAACTCATATTTGCAGAACGGTAGCCCGTTGTTAAGCCACCACCAACTCCCGCAAAAACCGGAACAGAAGAAACCAACATAATACTTTTTAGAATTGTTGGAGTAGGTGTAAAAGGATACACAGCTAAAATTGCATCTGCATTATGGTTGGCAATGACCGAAACATCTGTGCTAAACAAAACTGATCGAATCCTTCTGCCATAAATATATATACCGGAACATTGACGGATGATATCTGGCATACGTACAATCTCTTTTCTTAAGTCAGACATGACATTAGGTGCATTTTCTTTTGAAATCTTCAT